TCCTGCGCGGGCATGTCCAGCACCCACCCCAGGTCGTCATAGACGCACAGGGCCAGGATGATGTCGCGCAGCGGCTCGTAGCCCAGGTATCTGGGCTCTTCAAGACTGTTACGCTCCGCGCCGCCACGCAGGATGTCCCAGAAGTAGTTGCACACACGGTCACGCTCACCTCCGCGCATGCGTCCACGCGTGTACGCCGCATCCCATGCCTTGCTCCACGTGTCTGATGCTTCTCCGTTCTCATCGAGGTCGCGTGGGTACACCCACGCGTTGGGGTGCTTGGTCACGAGCTTGAGCAGGCGTTTGATCCTGCCTTTGTTCTTCATCGGGTTTTAGGCAATTGCCTAACCTGCACGGTTCTTGTTGTCCATGTGCCCGTCGCGCAGCAACAGGCGGATCTCCACCAGCCGCTCGCTGATGGCGTGGCGCACGCGCGTGAGCGCGATGGCATCGTTCTCCTTCTCCAGCGCATCCACCTTCTTCTGCATGGAAGCGATCTGTCCCTTGGTGATGCCGAGGGCAATCTCAGCGGCTGTCATGCTGCCACCGGCGCAGGCAGCGCGAGCAGGTGCTTGTTGACCATTGCTGAGAACGGCACGGGCGTGGGTCCGCCCGACTTCAGCGGGTCGATGCGCAGCTCGGCGTACACGAACGGCGCCACCTCGGGCCAGGCCTTGCACACAGCCGGTACCGTGCGGTCCTTGATCTGCTCGCAGATGTCGAAGGCCATCTGGCGCATCTGCTGCTCGTACGGGCTGCGCGCCTTGCGCAAGGCTTCGAGCTTGGCCACCTGCTCGGGCAGCACGACCTTGAACTCGCTGCAGATGTAGCGCCCCTTGTCAGAGGTCAGCACGGTGGACGCGTCGTCATCGTTCACTCCCCACGAGATGGTGCACTCGCGAAGCCGGAAGCGAGGGCTTGCGTTGTCCCCCGGGCTGCCGCGCAACACCAGCGCCTTGCGGATCTTCTCGGTCATGCCGCACGCCACCAGCTCTGCGTCGTACGCATCCTGCGCTGCGACACGTGCCTGCTCACGCATGGGCGCGAGGATGTGTTCGAACGCCTTCTCGGCCACTTTGGACGCGATGTTGCGCGCGTTCCAGCTGTTGATCTTTCCTTTGCTCATCATCATTCTCCTTGGGCATTGCCCGTTGTTGCCGGTGTCCGACCGGCGGCGGTTATCACTGTTCCCCCGCTTCCTGCAGTGCCAGCGTGGCGGCCACGATCGCGGCGTTCATGTCGTCCGCCTGCGTCTGCCCGGGGTTGGCCAGCAGCTTGCCTGCCGCGTCGATCAGCGCGCGCACGTGCCGGGCCAGGTCGGGGTCAATGGAGATGTCGTCGCAGCGCGCCACTGTGTCGCGAATCCACTGCTCGCGCTCCTCGGGTGTGTAGTCGTCGGGGTGCGGACCGGACTCGCTGTCCGCCATCGCCTCCGCGCACATGCGCTTGGCCGCCTCCTCATCAGGCGCCTCGAACACGTCGCAGTAGTTGCCCTCGTCGGCCTGCTCCCACTGCAGGATCACACGGTATTTCATACCGCCCCCACTTTCCGCCGTACCGCGTGCTCGATGCTGCCCGCCAGCGACTCGACGACCATCTCGAAGGGGACGGGAGAGACCGCCATGGCAAATGTCACACGTCCGGGCGCGTCTTGTCGAGATGTGGTGCTCAACGTCAGTTCCCCCTCGTGTCGCATCAGGACCACGTGCTTGTGCGTGGTACCTGGCAGGGTGAGGACATCAGCGTCCTTGTCCGCCGTCTTGAGCGCGCGTTCGAGCGCCTGCAGCTCGGTCTTGAGCATGCGTACTGCCAGCATCGCCACGGCGTGCGGGTTGGCTGGCTTGGTTTTGCGTTTCATGAATACTCCTTGGTTTGCCGGTGTGCCGCACCGGCGACGGGTTAGGCAATTGCCTAAAGATCGTTCTCTTGCAGTCTGCGTTCCCACTCGTCGTCGCCTGCCTGGCGCTGGGCATCGAGTGCTTGCTGCAGCTTGACCATTGCTGACTGCGCTTGCGCGGCTGCGGCCGTGCGCTTGTCGTCCGGGCGTGAGGCGATGTAGCCTGGGGTCACGATGTCTGCAGCAGCGACGGCCTGCTTCAGCGGGTCGAAGAACACACCCACGTCGCGTGTGTACCCGTCCCCGCCTGCTGCGCGTTCTGCAGCACGCAGGTGTTCGCGCGTGTCCTCGTCCAGCAGATGTACCCAGTGCACCGGCACGATGTGGTTGGTCGCGATGTCCTTCATGCGTGCCTGGACGATCTTGCGCGCGGCGTAGGCGGCACGATACCGCTCCCGATGCAGCTGTGCCATCAGCTTGGCCACGGTCTGCGCGCGGTCGGGGTCCATGTTGCGCGTGTGCGCCTCGACGTACGCGGGATCGAGCTCGAAGCCGGCCTTGATATGCACCATCAGCTGATCGAGCAGGCGCTTCCATTTGCGCTGGATGTCCCCGCGCTGGGTGAGCGTGCTGAAGGGGTGGATGCGCCGGCCAGGCGCCATGCCTGCGGCAGTCTCGTCCGTATACAGCTTCTCGAAGGCCAGGATCGTAGCCTCACGGATGTGAGGCGGCACCCATGTGGACCAGTGGGTTAGGCAATCGCCTAAAGGACGCTTTCCCTCGGCCTCGCGCGCAGCGTTGGTCTGAGCCCGGAGCTGGGCGTAGTCGGCGGGGGATGCGTGGTCCCTGGCTGCATTCGTGATCTCCGCCTCGACGCGCCGCATGAGCTGCAGGTAGGCATCGTAGGTGGGCACGCGGGAGGGGCGCCAGCGTGTGCGGGACAGAGAAGTGGTGCGAATGGCTGCCTTGAGTGGGCGCAGCAGGTTCGTCCAGGCGGTGTCACCACCGGTTCCGCGCAGGCGTTTCATGATCTCGTCCTGCTTGTTTGGGAGGATGTCAGATGCGTGCAGGGCGTCGCGAATCTGTCCGAATTTGAAGAAAGGCATGGTTTTATCCATATGTTGGGGGGATTCCAGTGTATATGCAAAACCGCAAAGCCGGAAGTCGTGGGTAAATGGCGCGCAAATGTCCAACCATGAAACTGTATATGACCGTTGATTCACCGAGTAGTCAAGCCCTGTTTTAGGGGGCTTGCCAAAAGTGAACATCTTTCAGAAATGTGCACCCCGCCAAGCCTCGAGGAAATCCAAACATCAAAGGCCTGGCTGCGGGTACATGTTTATGCTCTTTCCCCTATCTATATCTATTTGAATAGAGATAGTAATAAAGGGGAATGTGAGGCATACGCACAAATGAAATCAACAACTTACGCGTGACGGGACGCTGGAAGTCGCGTGTTAGAGTCGACGCGTATAGGTGTCAATAACTTTTGGGTCTAAAGAACCCGTTTGATATGCCGCTGGCATATAAAGGCTCCGGAATCTTAGGCAATTGCCTAACACCGCGGGCCTGACCATTGCTGGCCAGGCCCAGCCTGCGGCTACGCGTCAGGGCTACGCGGCGATGCGCGCGAGCGCGTGCCATTCGGTCGTCACCTTCCGACCCCGGCGGTACGTCACCGACGTGTCAGACTGGGACACGTACCTGCCATTGCAGTACGCGATGCGCCCGCTGATGGCGGGGAACTGCGGCTCATCGAGCACCGGGGGTTGCAGCAGGGCAGCCACCTGGTAGTTGAACCCCACATAGGCCAACTGCATGTCGGCGGTGGTGATCATGGCCTGCTCGCGCTCGATGACGGGGGCCAAGAGGCGTGCGAGGCGGGGTGCTGCGGGCTTGAGGTTGCCGTTCGAGCGGGACGAATCGGCGAGCCATTGAGAGTTGAGAGACATGAAATACTCCTAGGAACGTGTTGCATTAGGCAGTTGCCTAACGGGACGGGAAGCCCATCCGGCAGGGGCACATGATGCCCCTGCAGAAGGATGCCTACGTACGGGGCCGGTCGTTCGCAACCATGTCCATGGCAATGGCCCACGCAACAGCGGGGGTGCAACCCATCTCGCGACGGATCTCGAAGTACAACTTGATCATCATGCTGCTCCTAGTAAGAGGTGAAGTAGAGGTGGCCACGCCGGACGAACGTGCCTTCGCAGCTACGCAACATCTTGCGTTCGCTGCGGTTGAGCTTGCCCCACTCAACGACGGCACGTGCATCGGCACGGTTGAACCTGCGCTGGGCGTTGCGCCGGGTGCGAGGGTCTTCGGTTTCCATGGTCACGCCGAACGCTTGCTTGGCGCGGCTGACACACACGAGGAATTGGTTGCTCATCATGAATCTCCTGTGGATACACACCGGTGAACCGCACCGGCGACGGTCGGGGTTAGGCGATTGCCTAACTTACTTGGCAGCCTTCAGTGCCTTGATGGCATCGGCGCGGCTGGTGAACAGAGCCAGGTACGCGGCCGCGGCCTTGACCTGCGCCTTGGTGAACACGACCTCCTCCACTTGCGCGGCCTTGTCACCCATGAACAGCTTCTTGATGCGCTTGCTCATGGACTGGGCCGACTGGTACTTGGCATGCTCGCGGTCAGGTGCACCCGTCTCCGCATCCATCGGCACGCCGGCGGCCATGTAGCACGCCACGTTGATGTGCTTGCCTGCGTTGGCGTCACGACGCACGCCGTCGGCCTTGAGCTGGGCGATGACCTTGGCATACAGCTCCTGACCACGTGCCTCATGGGCGAAGCAAGCAACGATGGCGGACACGAGGGTTTTGGTAACAACTTTCATGGAACACTCCTAAAACAGTAGCACGATCACATACACACACGGAACTGTGCGTATACGTGCCTCACTCGCTACACCAGTGAGGTGGAACCGGGTAACACACCCGGCGCACTGCGTTATGTAAACCGCAGCACTGCAATACACGCTGGTATCAACGTGTATCACGGTGCCGGTTAGGCAATTGCCTAACTCGTGCTACCAATTCAGGAGCGGCGTGCGTGCAACTCCTCCCAGTGTGCTGCCGTGAAGCGCGCAGTCAGCGCATCCTTCAACTCCTGTACATACGCGGCCGTGTCCTCGTCGCCCTCATGCACGAAGCCGATCCAGTCCTCGTGCGCTGCGATGTACGCACTCACGAGATCGGTATCGGGGATAGTGGAGGAGACATCTTCCAGAGTGATGTCTCCAAGGTTGAGTACGTGCTGCATGTCAATCTCCTAGGTGTATGCGGCAGGGCCAATCCCTACAACATGTCCATATCTTAACAATGGGGGGTATTTACCCCTAGGAAGTGGGGGGTGGCAGGGGGTACTGGGGTGGGGGGACCCCTATAGGGCAGTCGGTACACGTTGGGCTATAAACACTGTTCCACACCGATCCTCTCAATTTTGTGTAGATCCGGACATTGCAAATGTCAAGTTTCGTACATCGCAGCTACCGTTTTTATAGCGAGACCCCCCGGTACCTTTTGTTCAGAACTGTGCAAAAAAATTTAAAAAAATCCCCGGGACCACACGGTGCCGGGGAAAGGGTCGCGGTTACGACCAAGGAGCATTCCGGTGATGAGCCGACCAGGTACCACCCTGGTGCCCCGATCATACCCCGTTGCAGCCGGCCGGTCATCCGGATACACTCCGCGCATGGCTATCCTCGCCCATCTCCTGGAACCCGAGTTCACTCCGCTGGCCGGCGTGGACGTGGAGACGCTGCTGGCAGCCCAGGCCAACACCACCCTGGTGGACTTCAACGACAACGCCGACGTCCTGGAAGAACTGGATCGGACGGGCGCCCAGAACGCGTTCGCAGCAGTCACCTCCCCCGAGGCCACTGACCAGACCAAGAAGCATGCGCTCCTCGCCCTGCGCGTCCCGGCGGCGGTCAAGCACCTCTCCGGCATGCTGTCCCAATACGACTGGGAGTTCGTCGAGCAGGCCAAGGAGATCCGGGGCTACGTGGTCGCAGAGCTTCTTGAGCTCACGCGCAGTCCAGACCCCCGGATAAAGCTGAAAGCCCTTGAAATGACCGGCAAGCTGACCGAGGTGGGCAGCTTCACCGAACGCATATCCATCACCAAGACCGACGCCAGCGCCGCGGAACTCGAGGAACGCATCCGAGCCCGCCTGGCAAAGATCATCCCCCCAGCCCGGGAGGTGCAGGACGCGCGCATCGTCGATGCGCCTCCAGCGCCGGCCGAGTTTCAACCCCCCGCCGCGTAGCGGCACCCACCAGGAGCCCACTATGGACAAACCCAACCCATTCGCAAAGAAGGCCGGCGCCAAGCCCGCCCCCGGCAAGAAGCCCGGCGGCAAGCCGATGCCCCCGTGGCTGAAAGACAAGAAGCCGGCCATGAAGTCGGGCGGAAAGGTGAAGTGCTGATATGAAAACGCCATCCCCCGGCGCCATACGCGCCTATTCCAAGGAATACGACACTCAGAGCCCGGCTGGCAAGAACGTGCACGAGGGATTTGCCGGGGGTGGACGCGTGTCCCCCGACTTGAAGCCATCCAACCCATCGCCCTACGGAGGCGAGCGGATGCTGCGCCCAGGCCAAAAGCTGCGCGACGCCAAGGCAAACCGCAAGGAGGCGGAGGCCGAAGGGCGACGGTACGCCGCCGGCGGCATGGTTGGCTGCAAGCAGACCCGTGGGTTCGGGAAGGCCCGCCGGGGGAGTTGACCCTGGATCCCCTGTCTCCAGCCGGCCAAGCCGCCATCCTGGCGGCGCTCCCCACCATGTCGCTCGCCGACAAGGAGGCGCTTCTGGCCGACCTGGATGCGCTGGAGCACTCCCGCGCGCTGGACCGGTATCGGGGGAACTTCCTGGCGTTCTGCCACCACGTCTACCCCGAGTTCAAGGAGGGGCCCCACCACCGCAACATGGCCAAGCACCTGGCGGAGGTGATCTTCGGGGACCGCAACCGGCTGACGGTGAGCATGCCCCCGCGCTTCGGCAAGAGCATCACGATCGCCTACCTGTTCGTCGCCTGGTACCTGGGGCACAACCCCAGCCACCACATCATGATGGTGACCCACACCGCGGACCTGTCGGCGGACTTCGGGCGCCAGGTGCGAAACCTCCTGTCCAGCCCCATCTACCGGGAGATTTTCCCCAACACCGTCGTCTCCGCCGACAAGTCCGCAGCCAACAACTGGGCCACCACCGCCGGCGGCAAGTACCTTGCTATCGGTATCGGAGCGAACGTGGCCGGGCACGGAGCTCACCTGCTCGTCGCCGACGACCTGGTCTCGGAGCAGGCGGTGCTGGCCAACCCGGACACCATATTCGCCACCGCGTGGAACTACATGCAGGTGGGTCCCATGCAGCGTCTGATGCCCAACGGGCGGATTGTGATGATCGGCACGCGCTGGGGCAAGAAGGACCCGATCGGCCGCGCGCTGCAGTGGGCGGAGCAGAATACCGACTCGCCGCAGTGGTACGAGATCCGCTTCCCGGCGATCCTGCCGTCCGGTAAATCGTTATGGCCGGAACAATGGCCTGTAGAACAACTGCTTGCGAAGCGAGCGTCGATGTTCCCGCAGTTCTGGGCCGCCCAGTACATGCAGGAGCCCACCTCCGAGGAGGGGGCGATCATCAAGCGGGAGTGGTGGCGCGAGTGGACAGCCGACAAGCCGCCGAAATGCCACGTCATCCTGCAGAGCTGGGACACCGCGCACGAGACCAAGACCAGCGCCGACCCGTCGGCCGTCACCACCTGGGGGCTGTTCATCAACGAGGAGGAGCAGGACCAGGAGCAGATCATTCTGCTGGACGCCTGGTACGGCCGCAAAGAGTTCCCGGAGCTCAAGAAGTTCGCGCTCGAGTATTACAAGGAGTGGGAGCCGGACATGGTGATCATCGAGAAGAAGGCCGCCGGCGCGCCGTTGATCCAGGAGCTGCGCATGATTGGCATCCCGGTGATGGAGTACAGCCCTTCGCGCAAGGGCGCCGGTGTGGCCAACGACAAGCGGGCCCGGGGCAACGCGATCGCCGACATTTTTGCGTCGAAGATGGTCTGGGCGCCGCCGCACCGGTGGGCCCGGGAGGTGATCGACCAGGTGGCGGAGTTCCCGAACGGCGAGCATGACGACCTGTACGACACCGTTGTGCAGGCGATGATGCGTATTCGACAGGGCGGTTTCATCCGGCTACACTCCGACGATCGCACGGGCGAAGACGACCTCCAGTACCGCCGCCCGGTCAATTACTACTAGGGAAACCGGCCATGGCTACCAATTCGATCGAAAAATCGCTGTTTTTGGTCCCGCAAGGGGTGCAAGACACGCCCGAAATGGAGATCGAGGTCGAGCTGGTGGACGACGACGGCACCCCTTTGGACCCCGAAAACGA